CCCCCGACTTCGGGGGCCTTTTCTTTTGTGCTAAAATTTACCTAATCCCAGACACTTGGGCCCCGGGTTCCCCGGCTTTGAGAGACAGTCCCGGCTGACGCTTGCAGAGACTCCAAAGCCCCATCCTGCAAGGATATCACAATGGCAAATACACGCTTTTCAGGCCCTGTAAAGGTCTCCGAAACCTTCACGGTCGCCACCGCCCCTGACGCTACGCTCAGCGAAGGTGGCATGATTTATGTTGACAATGGTGCCAATGGCGCTCCGATCATTGCCTTCTCGAATGGGGCGAACTGGCTTCGTGTCGATACGCGCGGCGTCATTCAGGCTACCTAACCAGATAGCCCCGCAAGGGGCTATCCCTATTTCTGGAGGGAGCCATGGCTCTTTATAACGGTGACGTTAAGGCCGCGACCGCGTCGAACAATACGGCGGTGATCGACGGCCCTGCCCGCGTCAGGTCTTTCTACTATACCGCGAATGCAAGCGCTGGCTCCATCGTCCTCAAGGATGGTGGCTCTGGCGGCACAACTATGGTGACGGTGGCAGTCCCGGCCAACGGCTACGGCACTGTTTACATCCCCGGTGATGGCATTCGCTTCTCGACAAATGTTTACACGACCCTGACCAATGTGGGCTCGGTCACCATTTTCTACGGTTAAGCCATGAAGCTGGAAAATATGCCCCGCATGGATGAGGCCGACATTGAGGATGTCCGCAAGGATGCCGTCAAGAGGCCTAAGAACCCGACCGATCAGCCTGTCGAGAGCGGCAAGGGTGATCTTGAGGTTACCGACAAGACTGTGATCTTCAGCCCCGATGATATTGGCGAGGAAATGCAGCCCGTCATGCGTGGCTACGGCAAGGTCCAGAAGAACATCAAGCAGTGGCGGGTGCGCTGATGGCAAAGTCTCCTGCTTGGACCCGCAAGGAGGGGCAGAACCCCAATGGTGGTTTAAACGCCAAGGGCCGTGCCTCCGCAAAGCGTCAGGGCATGAACCTGAAACCACCCCAGCCGGAAGGCGGGCCCCGGAAGAAGTCTTTCTGTGCCCGCTCTGCTGGGCAGATGAAGATGTGGCCGAAGGCTGCAAAGAACCCCAACAGCAGGCTCCGCAAGGCGCGTAGAGCATGGGATTGCTAAATGGGCCGCACCAACGAAGCGCTCTGGGCTAAGGCCAAGGCTGAAGCCAAGTCAAAGATGGGCGGCAAGCACTCCGCACGCGCCATGCAGCTTGCTGGACGCATCTATAAGAGCCGTGGTGGTGGATACACTGGCGAAAAGACAGCCGCACAGAAGTCCATGAGCAAGTGGTCCCGTGAAGATTGGGGAACAAAGAGCGGTAAACCATCTGGAAAGACCGGGGAGCGTTACCTCCCCAAGAAGGCCCGAGAGGCTCTGTCTCCGGCTGAGTACGCGGCGACTACCCGCGCGAAACGCGAAGGCACAAAAAAGGGAAAGCAATTCGTTGCTCAGCCCAAAAAGATTGCCGCAAAGACGGCCAAGTTCAGATGAACTTTGGATCGCTGACCGACCAAAAAAATATCACCACAAAAAACCAAAAGGTTTCGCGATGCCGCCCTTGGATCACATTGACACCGCAGAAAGAATCGTTCGACTTGAGACAAAGCTGGATTTTTTAATCACTCAGATAGAGAAGCTTCCACCCAGCCCGACATGCCTTGCGAAGCACAAGGAACTGGAAGACAAGATTGAGTTATCCAGTAAAGAGGCCAGTAAGCGAATCACGACTCTTGAGGCTTGGAGAAACAAAGCCGTTGGAGCAATGCTGATCATAAACATCCTTGTAGTGGTTGCAATGGAAAAAATACTCAACTTCTTCGGAACAAAATAGCGAAAGACACGCACATGAAAACGATTGCTGGCCTGATTTTCTCTGTTATCCTTATTCTCACCTCAGTACCCGCAATCGCACAGGAGTGCTACAAAAGAGACGCCTTCTTCGAAGCCGTCAAGCACCCCGACACGGTGATTATGATTGCTAACGCTGATGCCACAAAAAAGCTTGTGGCTAAGCTGAATGAGAACCGCGCCAAGAATGGCATGCACCCCATTGATGGCCGTAGCCTCGCAATCGGCATTCTTAAAGACAGGGCTGGCGTCACAAAGGTTGGTGTGGCTATTTTTGACGCACAGGACTGTGTAATCCGCGAGACAGTGATCCTCCTCCCGATGGAGCATTGGGTTGCCTTCGCAAATGAAGCAGGAGTCTCCGCTGAAGATTTTGCTAAGCTACAGGATAGTTGAAATGAGAATCAACAAGGCAGGACTTAACCTCATCAAGGAGTTTGAGGGTTTCCGCGCGAAGGCATATAAGTGCCCCGCAGCGGTTTGGACAATCGGTTATGGGCACACTTCCATGGCTGGCCCGCCCGCTGTTAAGCCCGGAATGGTTGTTACGCGCGACGAAGCGGAAGTCATCCTCCGCCGAGACCTCAAGGTGTTTGAAGACGGAGTAAAGAGCGCCATCAAGGTGCCTCTCAACTCTAATCAGTTCTCTGCTTGTGTGAGCCTTTGCTACAATATCGGCGTGGGCGCATTCTCTCGCAGTTCTGTGGTTCGCTTCTGTAATCAGGGCCAGTGGAAAAAGGCTGCTGACGCCTTTGCCCTTTGGAACAAGGCTGGCGGAAAGGTTCTCCCGGGGCTCACCCGCCGCCGTGCCGCCGAGGCCGCACTGTTCTCCAAGAACGATGTCAAGGCCATCGAAGAGGTGCGTCCGATTGTCGATGAGCCAAAGGGCAAGCCGATGGCGATGTCTACAACCAATGTTGCTGCTGGTGTGACAGCCGCCGCTGGCGTGACCGCTGCCGCCAAGGATGCGGTTGAGAATGGCAGGGCCATTTTCACGGGGTTTGATTTGACCACTCTCCTGATCGTAATTATCATTGCTGGCGCACTCTGGATCGTTTGGGAGCGTTACAAAAAGGCCCGTGACTGGGACGTATAATGTTTCTCACCATTGTCAAAAAGCTTCTCATGGGCCCCGTGATTGGTGCGCTGGTTGATCTCTACAAGGGATACAATCAGCGTCAGGTCACGGAGGCGCAGCTTCGCCGCGACATCGAGAAGACCGTTCTTGGCGTATTTCAAGAGGTTTCCAAATCGCAGGCCGATGTCATCATGGCGGAGGCCAATGGTGAGAATTGGCTCCAGCGTAATTGGCGTCCTATGGTGGCGGTAGGTCTTGCGATCATCCCGATAAGCTACGGCATTGTGTTCCCTGTGGCTGTGGCGTGGTTTGATATGCCGCCTGTCAGGGTGGGTGATGATCTGTTAAAATGGATCATGGATGCCGTGGTGATATGTCTTGGCGGATATATTGGTGGCCGCAGCCTCGAAAAGATTGTCCAAATCTTCAGGAAGTAACATGGCAATGTCTCGCTCCAGTATGGGCGTTCGGATTTCTCGTTCCGGTGAGATCAAGAAGAAACCCGTCAGGTCTGTAAAGGCCAAAAACAAGGTCAAGAAGGTGATGAGCGAGTTCAAGGCTGGAACGCTTAAATCCAGTTCTGGCCCGAAGGTCACCAAGAAGAAGCAGGCCATCGCTATTGCATTAAGTGAAGCCCGCCGTGAGAGGCGTCCGCGCCGCGCCAAAAGGTCCTTTAAGTGATGGCCAAGAAGAAAACCAAGAAAGTCACAGCGCCGCTTACCTACGACCCCGGAAAAGGGCGTCCGAAGGAGCATCTTGCCTACCTCAATTGGCAGGAGATGCAGGCGCTTAAGCGTTTAAACGGCAACAATCAGGAGCGCGGTCCTAAGGGGCTGCCTTCATTCCCGCCTAATGACGCAATTGGTTCTTCTTCTAAGGCGTCCAGCACAAAGTCTTCCACAAGTAAGTCTTCTGGCCCCTCAAGCAGCCTGAACGCACCCGCCCGGACGGCACCGTCCAGCAGCAAATCCTCTACGAAGTCAACTGGCTCGTCCTCTGTGTCGCGCATTTCAGGCGGGACTGCCGGAAGCAATGCTGCGCGTTCCGCTGGGAACAGTCGCGGCAGCACTCAAACTGGTTCTTCCTCTGTGTCGCGCATCTCTGGTGGAACGGCGGGCAGCAATGCCGCGCGATCTGCGGGGACAAGCCGTGGAAGCACGGTGAGCGGTGGAGCCTCCACGACATCTAGGATCGGTAGCGCCGCATCATCTCAGCGATCTGGCCCAGCATATCCAAGCGGCGCGGGCGGTGGCTCAAGGGGTATTGGGGGTGCGAGTGATAATCTTGCGAAGCAGGCTGCTAGTAATCAGTCAGTCCTAAAGGCTACGGTTAGCCCGGCCCTCAAAAGCGACATAGGCAAACGCCCATCCACCCCCATGTCAACTCAAGGGGTAAGCTTTCAGTATCCGATTGACGCCCGAATTGAGAACCGTCAAAGAATCAATGACGCAAAACTTGCATCTGGCGCATTGAAGCCGGGTAGTGTTCCGTCGATCTCGCAAATCAGGGAAGATAACGCACGGCGTGCGGAGGCTAATCGCCTTGCACAGCAGTACAGTCAGTATCGCTCTCCGCCATCTACGCCCGCACCTACTCCGCAGGGAGAATTCGGCCCACGCGCTGGGGTTGGCACGGGATATCTGCGAATGGCAGAAACACCGGGCATGATAACCAGTGGTATGCCGTCTCCTTATTCCGGCAGCATTGAGCCGCGTTATAATGCGGCGGCAACGCTGCGGGCTTACGAGCGCGAAAAAAAGGCGCAGCCCTTTGTGAGTGGGGCAAGCCCCTACCCCGCCGTTCGGGCAGGCACAAGCTACATGAACCCCGGTGGTGTTCCCGAGAATGTCAAAAACGCTCTTGCGGATCGTGGTTACAACCCGGACGGCACAAAAATGTCTCCCGAAGCCCAGCGGGCTTACCAGACCAACAAGTTGATTGGACAGTACTCGCAGTACAGGTCTCCACCTTCTGTCCGAACCCCTCAAAACCAATCTTTGCCACCGGGGTTTGCGGCTGATACACCGATCTCCGGGATGCCGTCCTTGGCGGATGTTGGACAGCGCCTTTATGATGCCGCCGTTGGCACGGGGAAAGCCATAACGGGCGCTCTTGGCGCTGGCATAAATGCGCTTGCTAATGTTGGTGTTCGCCCCGGCAGCGTTGTCTCAACCGATCAAGGCCTCCGTATTGTTGGAGAAGATGGAACCCTCACGCCTTATTCGCTTGAGCGCGAAAGGGTTGTGAACATGATGCGGCCTGATTATGCCTATACGCCTCCCGTTGATCCGGCGATTGGCAGGATGCCGAGGCCTGCGCCTCAGTATGGGCCCATGCCAACCCCCACTGGCGAAGAAGGCATCACGCCGTCTTCAGGGCTTGCAGCAATTCCAACCCCTGTTTCTATGGGGCTTATCGCCCCGCCACGGCCTCGCCCGCGCCCGGAAAACCTCCGCCCCGCTCCGCCAAGGCCTGTTGCGCGTCCCTCTGATCTTATGGACGCTTACACCCCGAAGTATCCGGGGCCTGATGGTGTGACGGATGAGGATATTGGCGGTGTGTTTGAACAGGGTGATGGAGAAGTTCCAGACAGTGCCGTTCCGTTCTCTCAGATTGATCCTGAAACCATGAAGGCTTATGGCGAAATGCTTGGCCCTGTTGGTATGGTTAATTTCAGCCGGATGGCAGAGCCCTCTATGGCGGGGATTGGTCAGTTGGTTGGCGACACCACAATCCGCCCTGCGCTTTCCCGTTACGGGAATGTAGGTGGCGAGATGGTTGGAACGCTTGGGAACCGTGGCGTTGTCGCTAGCGCCGCACCAAATCCGTTTCAACGCACCCCCGGCTCGACACTTCCCAAGTCTCCATTTGGCGTCAACCCAACAGATTGGGGGAGTTTCCGCGAGGGGATAATCGACCAGATCAACGAAGGATACAAGAAACTTACGGGTCGCTCCGCTCCAAATGAGAGAATTCTTGAGGTTGAGACTTTGCCGGAAGAAGGCGCATCTCCCTCTCAAGAAACAGCATCCCCGTCTCAGGACAGCACCATCACCCCAGAAGCCGAAGAGGCGCAGGAGGCCGCTCGGCGCAGGGCACAAACTGCACGAAGGGTCTCAACGCCCCTCTTGAACATTGCCGCGCCCGGCCTTGGGACAGTCGCTGGTCAGGTTTTCAAGTTTGCTGATGCTCAGATGCAGAAGCTTGTGGACGCCTACCAAGATGCCTCCATGACGGAGCGCAAGGCGATGGAAGAGCGCTATCCGAATCTTATCCCCCGCGCCGAGGCCATGGGCATCAACTCATATTATGGCATGGACAAGTACAACGCTTGGGCAGAGAAGTCCGGGCTTCGCGCTCCACCCTCAAGAGAGGGCGGAGGAAGCAGGTCCGATGACCAATATGGCATCAATAGGGGCATCACAAGTGACGGCATTTCTGGTGATTCTGGCAGTGATTCCGGTGGCGGAACTGGTGGCACTGGTGGTTCTGACAATGGCAGACGCCCGTACATCTACTATGAGTGGGACTTGGGAGTGAACATTCCATCTCCGAGCGATCCGACTTATACTATGTATATGACTTACTTGGCAGAACGGAACGCGGCTCAGGCCGCAATGTACAGATAATGGCGGCACCAAAGCAATCAATTGGACTGGTTAAAACTCTCTTCAAGACGAAGAGGCGCAACAGGTCAAAGCCCCTGCATTTGCGGGGTTCCAAAAAGCTGGGCCCGAAAGACCCCAACAAGGGCAATCGCGGAAAACACTGAGACTGTGGGGAACGTGAGCATTTGGGCAGGCGGTTCCTTTTTACGGCGTATGCCACACGGAACGGGGCTCACACTTAGGATCAAAAATGGCAACAAGCGGAACCACAAGTTGGAACCCCGATATCGGGGAGTTGGTTGAAGAGGCGTTCGAGCGAGCGGGTCTTGAACTGCGCTCGGGCTATGACCTGAAGACCGCCCGCAGGAGCCTGAACTTCCTCCTCACGGAGTGGGCCAACAAGGGTTTAAACCTTTGGACCGTTCAGAGCGGCACAATCACCCTTGTGGCGGGCCAGAAGACCTACGACACGACAGATGGCCTTCCGGCTGGTGCAGTGGATTACATCGAGTTGGTGTGCCGCACCTCGAATGCGGGGGTCAATACCGATATCAGTCTGAACCGGATTTCAGTCTCGACCTATGCCAACATCCCCACAAAGGATCAGTCGGGGCGTCCATATCAGGCTTATGTGAACCGCGCTACCGCAGCACCGGAGATCACCCTCTGGCCCGTGCCCGATTCTTCGCAGACCTACACGCTGGCTTACTGGTACATGAAGCGCATGGATGATGCCACCAATCCGGTCAGCCAGACCATTGAGGTGCCGTTTCGCTTCTACAACGCGCTTGTGGCGGGACTTGCCTACCACATTGCCCTCAAGAAGCCTGAGGTTCAGGATCGCATTTCGATGCTCAAGGACCTCTACGACGAAGCCTTCCAGTTGGCTGCCGACGAGGACCGTGATCGCTCTTCCGACAGGTTTGTGCCTTTCATCGACTACGGGTTCTGATGTAAAATGGCTGTAACCTATGCAAAAGGCAAGCTGGCCTTCGGGTTCTGCGACAACTGCGGCCAGCGCTATGATCTTGGTGAACTGAAAATCCAGATCGTTGCCGGGCGTGCCACGAACCTGAGGCATTGTCCTGAGTGTCTCGATAAAGACCATCCGCAGCTTTTCTTGGGCCGCGTTCCGATCAACGATCCGCAGGCCCTGAGAAACCCCCGCCCCGACACCTCGCAGGTCGAAAGCCGCGAGTTGTGGGGTTGGAACCCCGTAGGAAACCCCGCAGCCTGTGTCGGCACAGGAGAGGTCGGCGTCATTACGCTTCGTTTAAATGGCATCATCAGCCCGATCACATACTCGGGCACAACTTGATTTGGTATAATCCATGAAGAAAACCAAGACAATGAACGATGGCGGAATGGCATCCTCAAGGGGTGAGGGTACAAGCCGCCGCTACACCCGCAAGTACGAAAAGCTGTCAAAGCGCTTCCCGGGCTACAAGCCCACGCTTGAGAGCCCCGTTGACACACGCGGTGAGTACAGGACTTTCAAGAAGGGCCTCAAGGCGTATCGAAAGGGCCTCCGTGGCAGCGACAGGCCGACAACGCCGTCAACGCCGATTACGCCTCCGACTGTCCCCGTTATACCGCCCAATGCACCGCCTGCGGCCCAGCCGCCCGTGGCAAGAAAAAGCTGGAAGGAAGTGATCTCCGCCAACTTCCCCGGCACAATGAAGAAGGGTGGAATTGTTCGTGGAAGCGGCTGCGCCAAGCGCGGTAAGACCCGTGGGAAAATGGTTTAACAAAGAATTGCATAGGAATAACACAATGAAGAAGAAGAACAAGACAAAGCGCATGCAGTCTGGTGGGATGGCAAATGCTCCGGCGAAGACCGGGATCACAGTCAACGGCAGGAATTATCCCAATGCTACGCGCCTTAGCGGCACAAATCTCAACCTCTCTCGCTTTGGGGATTTTATTCGCAGAGCCAAGGAAGGCAGGGCGCGCTCTGGAGCGGGCTCGAATTCTGCGGCAAATTCAAATGCAGCGGCATCCAGCGGGGCCTCTGGCTCTGCTCGTGGCATCAAAGTTAACGGCAAGATGTATCCCAATGCTACGCGCCTTGCAGGCACTCGTTTTGATGCGAGCCGCATGTTTGGCGACCGGACTATGGCCGCTGGCGGCATGGCGAAGAGCGGTGCGATGCCTGTTCGTGGTGGCGGTGGCGTTCCCGTTCAGGGGCCGGGCGGCGCTGTTATCCCGTCAAAGCCTGCCCGACCCAAGGGTGGTATGATGACACGCCCCGGCTTCAAGGG